AGACTCGAAATCAGCATCACGGTGGGGGACAAACTTCAATGGCGAATACTTTGCTATCGGTGTCGGCGGTGCTCTTGCTGGGCGCGGCGCTGATCTTTTCATTATTGATGATCCTCATTCTGAGCAAGAAGCTAAAACTGGAAGACCCGATGTCTTTATTCCTGCTTGGGAATGGTTTCAGTCTGGCCCTCTCCAGCGCCTTATGCCGGGAGGCGCGATTATTATTGTTATGACCCGTTGGTCAAAGCTAGATTTGACTGGGCAGATCATCAGCCAAATGGCCCGCGAAGAGGGAGTAGACCCTTGGGAAGTCGTTGAATTCCCTGCGATTCTGAATGAAAAGCCGCTTTGGGGCGATTTCTGGTCTATTGAAGAGCTACTGTCTAAAAAGGCAGGTATGGACGTGCGGTACTGGGAAGCCCAGTACATGCAGAACCCCGTGTCTGAAGAAGGTGCACTTATCAAGCGGGAGTGGTGGCAGATATGGGATCAGGACAAAGACCCACCCCACTGCGAGTTCATCATCATGAGTCTGGATGCTGCGCAAGAAGCCAACACCCGGGCTGACTACAACGCCTTGACTACGTGGGGCGTGTTCATGAATGAGGAATCAAAGAACTACAACATAATCCTGCTCAATGCCATAAAGAAGCGTCTGGAGTTCCCGGAGTTGAAGAAGATGGTCCTTGAAGAGTACAAGGAGTGGGAGCCCGATGCGTTTGTGGTGGAGAAGAAATCCAACGGGTCGGCGCTTTACCAAGAATTTCGACGTATGGGTGTGCCGGTCAGTGAATTTACCCCCGGCAAAGGACAGGATAAGATATCCCGTGTCAATGCTATTTCTGATTTGTTTTCAGCGGGAATAGTATGGGCCCCTGACCGCAGGTGGGCCAGAGAGGTCATTGAAGAATGTAATGACTTTCCTAGTGGTGTGAATGACGACTTGGTTGACTCCACATCACAGGCTCTGGCGCGCTTTAGGCAGGGGGGATTCATCAAGCTCCCAAGCGATGAACCGGAAGACATAAAGTGGTTCAAAGGATATCGTGGGCGTGAACGGTTCTACACAGTATGACTACACAGAAGTTTATGGGCAGAGGGCAGTTGATAGACCGGCTTGCAGCGCAAGTGGGTAACCGTGATGCTGCCGTAAAAATACTTCAGGAACGTGGGCACTTGAAGGCAGACGGCAAGACTTTTACTACTGAAGGCGCGCGGCGCAACCAGATGACAGCGGAAGAGCGGGCGTTAGATCGGGTGTCTAAGAAGACAGGCCGCAAACCGCAGGACTTTAGATATAACCGCTCGACAAACCGGGCAACTTTGAAGGATTGATATGGCTACAAGTTCTATGGATAAGAGTCTCTACCAAGCCCCGATGGGGCTGGACGAAATGATGGGGGCTCCAGATGTGGAGATTGAAATTGAAGACCCCGAGTCAGTAAGCATCCACGCGGGGGACGTGGACATCGACCTGTTGCCCCACAAGGAGAACAGCGAGGACTTCGACATAAACCTTGCTGAAGAGATGGATGAGTCAGACTTGCAGTCCTTGGGCGAGGACTTGGTAGCTGATTTTGAAAAAGACTTGATGGATCGTAAGGACTGGATAAAGACCTATGTGGACGGACTGAAACTGCTAGGACTGAATTACGAAGAGCGGACTGAGCCTTGGCAAGGGGCTTGTGGCGTGTTCCACCCGATGCTGACTGAGAGTGTGGTCAGGTTCCAAGCAGAAGGAATGATGGAGACTTTTCCCGCAGCAGGGCCGGTCAAGACCAAGATTCTTGGCAAAGAGACAAAGGAACGGGAAGAGTCAGCCATCCGCGTCCAGAACGACATGAACTACCAGCTTACCGAGGTGATGACTGAGTATCGCCCGGAGCACGAGAAGCTGCTATGGTCACTGCCTTTGGCAGGCTCCGCGTTCAAAAAGGTCTACTACGACCCTAGCCTTGGCCGTCAGGTAGCTATGTTTATTCCCGCTGAAGACATCGTCGTGCCGTACGGGGCTCCCAGCTTGGAGCGTTCAGAGCGCGTGGCACACGTCATGCGTAAGACCGAGAACGAGATCATCAAGCTACAAGAAGCTGGGTTCTACCGCGATGTGGACCTAGGTGAGCCGGGTTACGAGATAGATGACATCGAGAAACAGAAAGCCGAAGAAACCGGCATGTCTGCAACTCAGGATGACCGCTACCGAATTCTGGAGATGCACGTTGACCTTGACTTGAAGGGATACGAACACAAGAACAAGAAAAAAGAAGCCACAGGCATTGCGCTGCCGTATGTAGTCACTGTAGACAAATCCACATCCACTGTTCTAGCTATTCGGAGAAATTGGTATGAAGACGACGAATTGCACTCAAAACGACAGCACTTCGTCCACTACCAATACATCCCCGGTTTTGGCTTCTATGGTTACGGTCTTATCCACCTTATCGGCGGGTACGCGAAAAGCGCGACGATGCTCATCCGTCAACTCGTGGATGCGGGCACACTTTCGAACCTACCCGGGGGTCTCAAAGCTCGTGGTCTCCGCGTCAAGGGTGACGATACGCCTATCCAGCCCGGGGAGTTCCGGGACGTAGATGTGCCTAGCGGAAGCATCCGTGACAACATCCTACCACTTCCGTACAAGGAGCCAAGTCAAGTTCTGTTTGCTTTGTTTCAGAACATCGTAGAAGAAGGCCGTGCTTTCGCTTCTAGTGGTGATATGAATGTGTCCGACATGTCGGCGCAGGCCCCAGTCGGTACGACGCTGGCGCTACTTGAGCGTACGCTCAAAGTGATGGGGGCCGTGCAGGCCCGCATCCACTACACCATGAAGCAGGAGTTCAAACTGCTGAAAGTCATCATCGCTGACTACACACCAGAAGAGTACAGCTACGCTCCTGAAGACGGTACAGACAATGATTACGAAGATGACCGTCGGGCCAAGAAGTCTGACTACGACTCGATTGAAGTCATTCCGGTCAGCGACCCCAACGCAGCCACAATGGCACAGAAGATTGTGCAGTACCAAGCGGTGATGCAGTTGGCGCAGCAGGCTCCGCAGCTATATGACTTGTCGTTCTTGCATCGTCAGATGATTGAAGTGCTGGGGGTTAAGAATGCAGACAAGCTGGTCAAGATCGAAGATGATGCAGTGCCCACCGACCCAGTAACGGAGAACCAGAACGTGCTGATGGGTAAACCTGTTAAGGCGTTCATTGAGCAAAACCATCAGGCACATATTGCCGTACACATGGCTGCTATACAGAATCCGAAACTACAGCAGTTGATGCAGCAGAACCCGGCGGCACAAGCCCTGATGTCAGCAGCGATGGCCCACATCAACGAGCACGTTGCATTAGAGATGCGCAAGCAGATAGAGACGGCTATGGGCTTCTCTATTCCTAGTGAAGAGGCCAACAAGCGGATTACTCCAGAGCAGGCTGACCAGATTGCAGTCATGTCGGCGCAAGCAGCGCAACAGATTTTGCAGCGCGACCAGCAGGAGGCCCAGCAGCAACAGGTTCAACAGCAGATGCAGGACCCGGTTATCCAAATGCAGATGCAAGAGCTTCAGCTACGTCAGCAGGACTTGCAGTTAAAAGCCCAGAAGCAAGCTGGCGAGATGGCAGCTAAAGCTGATCAGCTTCGGATCGAAGAGGCGCGGATTGCAGCCCAGAAGGAGATTGCAGCGATGCAGGTCGGCGCACAGGCAGCAACGGCAAAAGACAAACTTGATAAGCAGATGGAGCTAGAGGGTACTCGCATCGGTGCGGACATTGCCAAACATAAAGCTCAGATGGCTTCCCAACAAGTTACGGCCCGACAGAACCAATTTAACCAGCAGAGAACCAAACCCGTTAAGAAGGATTGAATATGGAAACGCGTCAAATTTTCAAGTACGTACTGAACGAAATTAACACTATTCGCTCTGAGCAAGCCATCTTTTTGGCTTCTGGAAGAGCAACTAGTCATGACGAGTATCGTCATGTCTGCGGGGTAATCCGGGGTCTAAACCACGCAGAAAACATCGTTAATGACCTCGTGCAAAAAATGGAGAAATCTAATGAGTGAATTTAATGTCGCTGCGGTTGACTTGTCTAGCATTCTAAATAAGGATGCTGAGGAGAAAGCCAAACAGCTGCCGGACCCTAAAACTTTTCGTCTTCTGTGCGTTGTACCTGAAGCAATGGAGGAATACGCGGAAAGCGAATTGGGAATCCTTAAGTCTGCCCAAGCAATGCACTATGAAGAAGTACTGACCCCAGTCCTATTCGTGATAAAGATGGGCCCCGATGCATACAAAGACGAGGCTAGGTTCCCCAACGGACCGTCTTGCAAAGTAGGTGACTTCGTTATTTGCCGACCCAATTCAGGCACCCGCTTGAAAATCCACGGTCGTGAATTCCGCATCATCAATGATGATTCGGTAGAGGCTGTTGTGGAAGACCCGCGCGGTATCCAACGCGCTGCTTAAGGAGTAATCATGGCTACTGCTAAATTTGACGACGAGGAATTTACATTTCCTGACGAGGCGGACGCAAAGAAGTCCACCGAAGAGAAAATTGACATTGAAATAGAAGACGACACCCCGTCGCAGGACCGTGGGCGCAAGCCCATGAAAGAGCCTGTGGACGAGGTCACCGATGAAGAATTGGCGTCCTACGACGAGAAAGTCCAGAAGCGGATAAAGAAATTTACCCGTGGGTTCCATGACGAACGTCGTGCCAAGGAAGAAGCCTTACGCGAACGTGAAGCTGCTGTGGATTTTGCAAAACAGGTCTACGAAGAGAACAAGCGGCTACAACAACGCCTTTCTACTGGCAGCGAGGCATATATCGCTCAAACCAAGAGCGCAGCCCAAATAGAGTTGGAATCTGCGAAGGAAAAGCTGAAAAAAGCCCATGATTCGGCGGATACCGACGGTATCGTAGCTGCTCAGGAAGCTATCACCAAGGCTGCTATCAAGGCTGAACAAGCCCAAAATATGCGCCCGGTACGGGTAGAAGAGAAGCAATTCAAACCTCCCGTGCAGGAAAAGCCCCAAGATAATATGACTCCACGGGCCAGAAAATGGGTGGAGTCAAACGACGACTGGTGGGGTAAAGATGAAGAAATGACAATGGCTGCTATGGGCATTGACAAGAAGCTTCAAAGAGAGTATGGTGCTGATTATGTGGGTACTGAAGAGTATTTCCGCACCATCGATAAAACGATGCGCAAACGATTCCCTGAGCATTTTGAAGATGCCCAGAGCGACGAGGAAGATGAACCGCCTCCAAGAAAAAGGACATTAGAACCGGACGAGGACGAAACTCCCCGCCGTGCAAGATCAGCTACTGTTGTGGCTCCAGCCGCACGTAGTACCCCACCGGGGCGTATCAAGTTGAAGGCTTCTCAAGTTAGCGTTGCTAAAAAGCTTGGGGTAACCTTGGAACAATACGCTAAACAGGTTGCTTTACTTAATAGAGGTTAAAAATGGCAGAAGTTCAGAATCGGCTAAATCGCGAAATGGAAACTCGGGCAAAGTACGCTAGGCCAACAGCTTGGCAGGAACCCTCGGTGTATCCTGAACCGGACCCTCGTCCGGGTTGGGCCCATCGTTACATTCGCATCAGCTTGTTGGGATCATCCGACCCGTCTAACATCTCTCTTAAGTTGCGCGAAGGATATGAACCCTGCAAAGCAGAGGACTATCCCGAGCTAATGGTACACGCCGCTGTTGATGGACGCTTCAAAGGCAATATCGAAGTTGGTGGCTTGTTGTTATGCCGGATTCCAGAAGAGTTTATGGTTCAACGCGAATCGCATTTCGCTAGGAAAAGTAAACAGCAGATGGAATCAGTAGACAACACATTCTTACGTCAGAGTGATCCGAAAATGCCTCTGTTCGCAGAGCGTAAGTCGCAAGTCACTTTTGGTTCTGGTTCTTAATTTTTTATATTGGAGTTTTTATGGCATATCCTGTCGTATCAGCGCCGTACGGTTTGTTGCCGCAGAACCTTATTGGAG